TCAGCAAATGGCCTTGAAGCCATTTCCAGATATGGCGCCGGTCCCGATCTGCCCGAACCGATCGACTGTCCGGTTGAATGTGCCGGCCTTGAACATCAGGCCACCGCCGGATCGCGCAAGCGCATGAGAAGTGACTCGACCGCCGGCGTGAGCGGGGCGGTCGTACCTTCGCGGTCGTCGTACAGGGCACCGAGCACGAGCAGGACGGCCGAGCGCACCGGGCCCGGCACGGTGCTCGCAGTATTGCCTTCTTCGGGCGCCCAAGTGTCGGGGATTTCCTTGAGTTTCAGGTAGTCTACGACGATGTCGCTGGCAGTGTCGATCAGATCCCTGATCGCGTCGTCATCCTCGCCCGCTTCGACGCGCAGGTGCGAGAGTGCGCGATTGAACGAGACGAGTTGCTTAATTGCCATTTGTCGGTTCCTTCGATTCAGGTGTGCTGGTCAATGTCGCGCTGCTTGGCGCGGGCTTCTTGTCACGCTTCGCGAGCGCGTCGAGGGAATAGTTCTGCTGTTGGAGATACGGCGTGTCGCCGCCAGGCACAGGCGGCATGTTCTCCGCTGCGCGCGCCTCATTCGGGGCCATCCAGCCGCCGCCTACGGCTTTCGAGTGCGCGTCGTAACGTGCGGCTGGGTCCATGCGCAGTAGCCCGCGCACATCAACGTCGAAACCCTGTCCGTCCGGCACTTCGAAACCGTCATCGAGGCAGAGTTCGAGCTCTTCGATGGGGGCTTGCAGGCAATCGGTGTAGTACGACTGTTCGAGCGCGCCGATGTTGGCCGCCGTTTTCGAGCCAGCCGGGTCCGCGCCGATCTTGTAAAGCGGTACGTGATAGCAGCGCGCAACGTCTTCGACGGCCCACCGGAGCTGTTCGACGAGCTGCGCGTCGGTCGCGGTCATCATGACGGTTTCGTACTTCAGCCCGTCGCCCACGACGGCCAAACGGCCGGCATTCTCCCCGCCGTAGTTCGTTTCCCAATGCGTCTTGAGCCGGTTTGCGGTTTCGTCGCTGATCTTGCCGGGCGCGGACAGGATGCCGCCGGGCCGCGACATATTGCCGAAGAACTTCCGGCTGTTCTGCTGGATGCGGTTTCCCATCGTGCCGGCTGCTGCTGCCGCGACGATAGGCGACACGCCGATGAGCGGGTGCCACGGGCAGATACCGCGATCATGGATGATCTCCGACGCCGGAATCGTGACTTGCTCGGGCACGCCGCGAAGTGGATCGGCGGCGACCTGATAGAACACGGCGCCGCTCGGCGCGACGAGCGGAATCACGCGCGCCGGATCAAGCACGTACATCGCAGTTACGTTGCGCAGCATGTCGCGAACGAGCAGGACATACGTGTTGCCGGCGAGCAGCTTCGACACCTGCCACGCCTTCACGAACTGAATTCGATTTTGGTACGGACTCGGCCGACGTAGCGGCCCCGTGAAACGGGGCGCACTGGCGTCCTGCCAGATATTGCCGACCTGCTTCACGTACCGGATGCCGAGCTTCGAAATGTCCGATGCGATGCGATCCACGCACGCGTACACGGCCGAGAACGCGAGCAGGTCGTGACGGCTATCAATGCCCATACCGGCCTGCCACGCGCCCGCGAATGGCTCGCGCACGACGCCAGCAATCGAATTGCCGCCGCCGACCGGAATCGGCGGAGCGGCTTTTCGTATCCACGAAAGCAGCCGCATCAATCCCCCGGCCGCATGTCGCGTCGCTTGTACGTCGACCGCTTCGGCGCAACATCGCGAATCTTGCCGAGCAGGCGTAGCAAGGCGACGTGCTGTTCTTGTTCGACCTCGATCCGCTCGCCAACTTGCCGCATGCGTCCCTTGTACGGGAACGCCACGGCAACCTCATAGCTTTGCATGGCGTTCTCCGCTTAGCCCGCTTGTGCTGCGTCGCCGTAGGCCGCGCCGGAGAGGTACTGAACGCCCTCGACGCGGCGGCGCTTCCAGTTGATGAAGCGCTCGGCCTTCATGGCGATGAAGCCGTTTTGCCACAGCGACACCAGCTCCGTTGCACCGGCAACGGGTGCGTTGTCCATTTGCAGCGACGCTTCGCGGCTCACGTCGAGCGTCACGCCGCCGTCGTCGGCGAACAGGATTTCGCTTGCCTTCGCAAGCACGATGTTGTCGCCGACCGTCTGCGAGAGGATCGCGGGCAGACCGAAGAACGTGCCGCCCGCCATCGTGAGGCCCGGAAACTCGGGCTGCCCGAGCGCATTCAGCATCAGCGAGAGCGACAGAACCGTCGTTTCCGACATGATCCAGACCGCGCCCGCGACCGACAGGTTGGCCGCGATGTATGCCTGGAATACCTTCTTCACGTCCGCGCGCACGGCTGCCGCATCCTTGCCCGATGCCGGAATGGCCTTGACGCCGTTCGTGATCGACGCGGGCGACAGTCCGTTCGCGCCGGCCGCCACAGCCGGGTCGATGAACTGCTGGTCGAGGAACTGGCTAATCGTCGAGATGAGATCCTGCTGGATGACGCCTTCGGCGCTCGGCGTCGAGAAGCGCGCAAGCTCTTCCGTGATCGCGACGATGCCTGCCACCTTCGAGAAGCCGAGCGTCGTCGTGTTGAATGCGAGTGCCGACACCGGCGCGGGCTTGCCTTCGCCGACCCAGCCGACCGACGAGCCCGTCGTCTGGCCGGGGACTCGGACATTGAACGGCACACGACGCATACCTTCGATCCGGCCGACGATCGTTGCGGGGCGCAGCAGTTCGATGAATTCGGCGGCCATGTCCTGATACTGGACGAGCGGCCCGGCCCACGCCGGATCAGTCGTCGTGCCGGCCGCGACTGCCGCCTTGAGCACGATTTCGACTTCGGGCGTCGAATCCTTCCATTGCTTCGCGATCTCGGCCGCTTGCATGAGGTTGCCCTTCGAGCGCGCGAGCGCGATCGCGTAGCGCGTGAACGCCGTGCCCTTGGTGACGTTCGGTTTCACGATGACGGGCGAGTGTGCCGCCGGGCCGCCAGTGACCGGAACGGCCGACTTGGCCTCGATCGCTTGCTGTTCCTTGAGGCGCGCTTCGTGGGTGTCGAGCGACTTCAGTTCGAGGCCGATTTGGTCGTATTCCGTCGCCTCGTTGTCGTTGAGCGTGCGAGCGCCGTCGGCCGCTGCGCCATCCATCAGCGCCTTTTGTCGTGCGAGGTGATCGGCGCGCTTCTTGGCGAGTGCGGCGAGTTGTTGAGCAATGGTCATGTCGGATTCCTTGATGATGGGAGCACTCAAACGCACGACGGGCGCTCCCACACGGGACTTGTCATGCGCCTTGATCGATTGAACTGCCGCGTCAGCGTTTGCCGGGATCGTCACGGCGCTGAGTTCGAACAGCTCACAGGATTTGATGAGGAAGCCGCCAGTCGCCTTGTCATACTCGGCGTCGATGGGACGGAATCCGATAGACAGGCCCGGCACCAGACCGGCTTTGATGAGGTTGTATGCCTCGTCGATGTAAGCGGCAGTGCCGGCCGGGGCGATCGTCGCCTCAACCTCCGCGCCGGCCGCTGTGACCGTCATTTTGTTGACGGTGCCGATGGGCTTGCTCGGGTCGTGCTGCCACAGCAGCGGGAACGGCGTCTTGAACTGGATGCCTTCCGGGACAACGGTATCGCCCGCGCGATCGGGCGTCGGCGTGGAGGCAATGCCCTTGAGCACTCGCGACCCGTCGTCGAGGTTCTTCACCTCGAACCGCGAGAACGCTTTATTCGAAGCGCTCGCGGTTTGCTTGGTGATAAATTTCGAAATTTGTTGATTCATTGGCATTTGGTTGCATGAATACCGCTATTATCACGCATAAAGTGCCAATGTCAAGACTAAATGAAGAACATTTGCGGCTCAATTTCGGATTCTGTCGCATTTTGTTGCGTGACACCGACCGCCATCGCCAAGGCCACCATGCCGTCAATGCGGCCGGTCGACTTTTGTTTCGTGAATTTGCGGTTGCCGGCCGGATCGGAAACGGCCACCGTGTTCACGGCGCACATTTGCAACACGGGATGCCCGCCGTGCCGGAGCTTGCGCGCGAGCAGGCGTGCTTCCAGTTCGCGGATAGCCGGCGACATGGAGATGAAGCCCTGACCGAATTCGACGAACCGGCTTAGCTCTTCTTCCGAGAAGCCGACCCGCTCAAGCCATGGTTTCAGGAAGCGCATGTTGTAGCGGTCGAACGCGAGCGCGCGCACGTTGCACCGGTCGAACACACCGCGCAAGTGTTCGGCGACGAATTCGTATTCGATAGCGCGGCCGGGCGTCGTCTGAAGCAGACCGTCCCGCGCCCATACGTCATAAGGCACGCGATCGGCGCGCGCCTTCGCTTCTAGACCATCTTCGGGGAGCCAGAATGTCGGATGAACGTCGCCGGCCTCCGACACCAACACGAGCGCTGTCAAGTCGCTGACGCTCGATAGATCGAGGCCGCCATACACGTCTTCGCCGTCCAATTCGGCGGGTTCGCCGCTGTTCTCCATCCAGATCGCGCGCGCGACGAACGGATTGCGCGCTTCGACGCGCTGATTCAAAACCAAGTTGCGATAGGCCGACTCGCGGCTCGGCAGGCGCTTCGCGTCCGACGCCATGCGACGCACTTCCTCGCGATTCATGAACACGTCGAAATGCGGGTTCGCCAGCCGGATCGCCTCATCGCTGAACGGGTCCATGTCGAGCGGCGCGGTATAGAGCGCCACCTTCAGGCGCGGATCGGCGCCGCTGAGCGCGTCGTCGATGAGCAGGCTGAGCAGGTCGCCATCGGTCGGGGCCTGCGTGCTGATGACGATCGACAGCGGGCTTTCCTGCGCAGCGCTCGCCGTCTCCAGTGCTTCGTACAGTTCGGAGCGCGGGCCTTTGACTTGGCCCAGCTCGTCATGGATCGTGAGCGCGGGGCTCAAGCCGAACTTGGTCGCCGCGTCGGCCGACAGCGCCTTGTAGATCGTGCCAAGGTCATGGCACAGCAGTTCCTTCGCCGTATCGCGGATCGTGACGTACTGCGATAGATCCTCCGACATGCGCACCACCTTCGCGGCCAGCTCGAACAGTACGGCCGCTTGGTCGCGCGACTGCGCAGCGCTGTAGAGCTGGCTGTTCGGCTGCGCTTCCGGGCCGACGAGGTGAAGCAACACGAGGAACGCGGAGAGGGCCGTTTTGGCGTTCTTGCGCGCCATCGAGAGGATGAACGTGCGCGTCGGCGTGTCGTAGATTCGCTTGATCCAGCCGCGTTGCTCTTTCGTGAGCTTGACGGGCTGCCCGACGAGCCGGCCTTCAGGGATGCGGCAGTGTTCCTCGATCCATCGGATGTTGCGCTCGCCGCGAGAGACACGCTTTACGCGGGGAGTTCCCATGGTTTCTTTGCCTTCTTCTGGTTCGCCTGCGCACGGCCTACCGTCGTGGGGTGCTCGACCGCTTGCCGCGTGATGCGCAGTCGCGTCGCGAGCGACGAGGCCGCGCGGCTCTCGCGCTCAGACATTGCGAGCAGCCGGTCGTAGCGCTTCAGGCCGTCGTCGTCTGCGAGCCATGCGCGATCGAAATTCAGCACTTCGTCGGCGAGCACGCGCGCGTTCGTGATGTGTCGGCAATACAGCTCGAGCAGCGGCGAGTGCGTCGCAGTGAATGCGCTTGCCGGCTGATCGTTCACGACTTCGACCCAGACTGCCCGCTCGCCGTCGCTCAGGTGAAGCGGGGGCGCGAGACGCTGCTCCGACGCAACCGGTGCGGCTGGCGCCGTTACGATCGATGCGGCGGATTTCCGCCCGCGTTGAGCCATTTTTTCCCTTTTTTGTCCACGTTTATGAAAGCGAAGGGGACGGGCGGTTTCCCGCGATGCGACGCAAGAAAAATCGACCATCCCCCTCCGGCCGGGGTCGCCGGTCATGACCAACTGCCATCGATCGGCAGGCCGTCCGGCCCGAACGCCTTGCGCTCGCGATAGCCGAACTGCTGGCGCGTCACCTCGTCATGGTGATCGGCACATAGGCCTCTGAGGTTGTCGTCGGCATCGGTGCCGCCGTGTTCGAGCGGCGTGATGTGATCCACGACGACGGACTCGCGAACAACGTCCTGTTCAGCGCACAGCACGCAGACCGGATCGCGCCGAAGGATGCGCGCGCGGATCTTCATCCACTTGCTGCCGCGTGTGCGCTGTTGGACTCGTGCGCTCATCGCATCGACCTCGGCGGCGGCAGTGGCAGGAACCGGCGCGACGGTTGCGAGCCCATCGTGCTTGCGCGGGACCAGCAGAACAGGACGCGCTCAAGTTCACCACGCGCATTCAGCGCGTGCGCGGTCGCTGCGTCGAGGTATGCCTCGGGTGCGGGAGCGGTGAGAATTTGTTCTCGCGGTGGCATGTGATTGCTCAAAACGAATGTATCAAGCAATTATGTTCTACGTTCTGGACGTTTACAACCAGCATCCCAAAACAGGAGGGGGTTCCTGAAACGGGCATGCCTGAAACAGGAGGGGCCGCGCTGCGGCGCTTACGGAGAGTCGGCACCGCTTGTCGGGGTAGAGGGGTGAGATTTGGAGGGGGTGGAATTTCGAGGGTGTCGAATATTGCACCCTTTCGCGCGAGCCTTGTGAGCAAAGGGTTTGCGGGAGATCGGCCCATCTTGGGGGCGGTCTAACAGCCCCAATTCCCGCTGAAATAGTCCCAATTTCGCCTGAAAGGGTGCCGTTTTTGCACCCATTCCGTCCCGCACGGATTCTCTTGTGGATAACTCTATGAATCGGACCATCGACAGGCCTTCACTAGCCCATCAGCAACACGGATTTAGCTCGTAGGTATGGCAATACTATAAAGCAGTACATTTTCTGTACAGGGAGTCGAGAGGTGGGAAATCGACGTAAAAACACCCGAAACCCCTTATAAAACGGGCATTCCGGGCGTTTTCTCTCCCTGTTCGTTTTCTGTACTGGAAAGGCGATCCCCTGTTCAGTTTCTGTACTGGAAATTCTGATCCTCGGGTACAGATTCTGTATTGGACGGGTACGTTTTCTGTACAGGGGCTTTTTTCCTAGTCTGTTGCTTCTTCCTTCCCTCCGTCCGAAGTCTTTCCAATCCTTCAGTGAGCGCTCGCTCGGCTTCACGTACCGACTCAAAAGCCCGGTAGTCGTGAGTCGCCTTGATCGCCTGTACGCCGGTTTTCGGCTGCTCGTACACTTCCACGTCCGTGAAGCGGTAGAGCGACGGCACGCGGCTCCCCTGCCGCAAGCCGCCTTCGATCGTCACGGCGATGAAACCGAGCGCACGCAGCTCGTACAGCGCTTTGGCGAGCGTCGTCGGGGCCGTCCATCCCTTATGCTTCATTAGCGACAGCGAAGCCCCAATACTGCCGTTGTTCGAGCCGTTCATCGCCATCCGCATGTCTATGTACAGTTTTACGGCAGACGGGCCGAGAACGCGCCACGCCGGGGTATTCAGCAACGAGTGATAGAGCCGGACGTGCGCCCCGAGCGGATCGGACCACCCCTTCTTCGTCATCAGCCCTCCCGCGACGCCAGCAGCAGCCCTTGGATGACCTGCGCGAGCAGTTCCGGCCGGATGCTGATGCCTTGCCGAGTCGGCACGAAGTCGCCGTCGCGATCCACGACGACGAGGCGCACGTCGACGTACCGCCGGCCCCTGTACCAGCGATGCGAGATTCGAATCCGCTGTGTAGCGCTCTTCTGAACGTCTGCGATGGTTTCGCCGCTGTCGTATGCGCTCATGCGATCACCTCATTTTGTGAGGATTGCTTAGCGTTACGCTGCTGGCCAATCTGATTCATTTCGACAGCGTACTGAGCCGCCGTAGCCGCGCCGAGGTCGACAAGCAACCATTCGTAGGTACAGTCATCCTCCAAGCGCTCTTTGATCACATGGAACAGGGCTTCGAGGCGAGCGAATTTGTCCCGCGCCTCCAGCACAGCCCGTTCGACGCGGGGCATTTTCTGGTCAGGCATGGCTGGCCTCCCGTTCGCTGACATGGCCGAGTAGTTCTTCTCCGCGCAGCGGCTCAAGATACGAGTCGTGGGCGAGCATGCGATTGCCGATGCGGAGCCGCTTGCGGTTCTTCGTTAGCGTCGTGCCGGGGGCGCCGAGTAGAGTTACATTCCATTCGGACTCGCGGATCGAGTGAAGTGCGCCGACCAAGACGATGCGGCCGACAAGAGCCGGATTCCATGCGCGAATAACGCGGGCCAAGTCGCCCGGACGGCATCGGAGGTTAGCCATGGAGCACCTCCTTGCGGGATGCCTCGAATGCTCCCCGTCCTGTACTCGCAATGTCGCCGTATTCGAGCGCGATAAGAGAGGCCTCTTTGGCAACGGTCGTGATATGGGCGATTCCATTCGCACTTGCCAGATGCTCGATCACTTTGAGCAAGTCGCTGATTCGCTGGAATCCTTCGATTGCGATATTAGACTCGTCGATGCTTTCGCGAAGCGCATCGTCAAGGCTCTTGATCGTGTCAACCATGACGCACCTCCGCTACTGCGCTCTTGATTTCATCGACCAAGTCAGCAGCCAGCCAAATAAGCGCCTCCTGATCATCGTCGTACAGCCGCTTGAATGTGACGAATCCCTCGCCGTACATGCTCGTCAGCAGCGCGCTCAATTGTGCGGCCTTACCCTCGATGGAAATGTTGCTCATGCCGACACCTCCGCTCGCGAAACAGAGCGCAGCTCGCCGAGCTCGATCGCAGCGCGTTCGGCGATGTCACTGCCAATGTCGCACATCACGCACGCGCGCATCGTGATCGAGTTCTCGCTTTGGATCACACCGAAGAGCTCTTGCAGTTGTTGGAGCTTGTTGGCGAGGTCGTCGAGCGCTTGACCGTCGAGGAGGAATTTAGCCACGCGACACCTCCGCACGGGCCAGCTTGTTGCCGAGGATGACTCGGGCCAGTGCTGCGAAGTGGTCGGCGTCCTCGGCGTCGATCACCAGATCGCCATAGTTCGTTTGGATGACGAACCCGTGCTCCATGTCGGGTACTTGCTTCGCCAGAGCGTAGCGAAGGGCGTCAATCATGTTGGCGTCACGCATGGCTCGCATCCTCCTGACGGCAGAGTTCGGCGAGCTGCGCCATCACGGCACCGCAAATGTCGAGCGCATCGAAAACGGTGGGCGCAAGCGCGGCTTCGCGCAGTGCGTGATTGATGATTTCTCGATACGAAGAGGGGAGTTGCGATTGCTCAGAACGAGCGGGGGCGTTAGCACGCATAGCGGCCTCCAACGTTGATGTTGAAAGCCCGCGCCCCACTGTCAAATGGGGTGGGCGGGCACATGACAGGGTTGACAGACCGGAACGTTGGCACCGGCGAGCGCGAGCGCTCCCCCGCCATGGCCCACCCATAGAAAAGGTGTGCGAAGGCATACGGACGTAAAAAAACCGCACTACGGCGGTCGTCCGCCAACATTTGCCGGCTGTCACCCCGGGCGGCTGTTGTCTCAGCCACAGCAAAAGTATACGCGCGCCGGTTTACGGGCTGCAAGGGTTTTTTGAAGGGGCGCATCATGTGGCCCTCCCTTCGCCCAGGATCGCGGCGATTTCGTCGGCGACTTCCGCCGGGTTGCGGTAGCCCGTCAGGCGGTAGCGCAGCACGCGCGCCGTCTTGCCGAATCGGGTCGGCACGGTTTCCCATTCGCCCGTGATGAGCCAGCCTTCCGCGCGCAGAGTCGAGATAGTCGTATTCAGGCAGTGATCGCCCATGTGTTCAGCATCGAAGCGATTCAGCGAGATTCCGCGGCGCAGCTCGAGCAACACGCGATCGATTTTGCCGAGCGGTTTTTGGGCGAGCGTCGTGTTAACATTTGCGCTCGAATTGAGATTCTTCTTGTCTTGGCTGGCCTGCGGGTCGGCCATTTTTTGGGCGCTCATCTTATGCAGCCTCCGGCATCAGGTACTTGCGGAGTTCGCCGACATTCCAGCGGGACGAGTGGCCGAATTTCTTCGCGGCGGGAATGAGCCCGGCGGCGACGCGACGCCAGACAGTCGGAACCGAGCAGCCATAGAGACCGGCGACGGTGCGCACGTCAACGTGCGCGGAATTTGGGAGGGAATCGAAAGAGATGAGCGCTTTCGAGAGCGGCGAATCTGCGAATTGGGACATCAGTATCGCTCCATAAGCACGGCGCGATACTGCCCGGTGAGTATCGCGCCGTCGTGATTCAGATTGCGACGGGCGACACAAATACTATGGATGAGTGCAGATCGGAGCGAGTAACGGAATTTTGTAAAGCTTGCTCCGGTCTGTATTAGTTCATATTGGGAGCCGGAGTCATAGTGACTACATCTTGATCCGGATCGAATTTCGCTTTTTCCTGCTCCGATTTCAGGAAGTGCGATTGCATTGCCCGGACAGCTTCCATGTCCATCAACTGTCTCGCATCTCTCGCCACAACCTTTCGAACGCGGTCCTCAAGTCCAATTTCGAATTCGTCAGGAAACAGCGCACGCCCCATGACGGTCAGCGGGATCTTCAGACCGTTGGCACTCGCCCATAGCGTTAGGTCGATATATGCCAGGACGTGCATTGAGGCCCAGCGGTCAACGTCCTGCTGAGCAAATGACGGTGCCGGGTCTGCAATGCCAAAGTTCGCGCGCGCAAGACTTAGCCAAGCGCGAAAATCTTCCATCAAATCCTTATCTGGAGCCATCAGGTCAACTTTGGAGAATGCGTATACACCGAGGTCGTCAACTTCGGAATCTGCGAACATTTTCCATTCTGGCGTTTTTTCAAGTAGCTCGAAAGCGTCTAACTTCAATTCGTAGCTGATTTCATTGAAATCCGGGGAGTACGGATTGAAGGATCGGGCCAGTAAATACGCATCTGAATACCGTTTGAACGAGTCATCGTGAAATAATTCATATGCGCGGAGTGCTTCCATTGCGGACATATCGGTAACGCGGCGAGCTGCCGCCAATGGCGATCCGTAGTTGAAATCTATCGGACCTTCATCGGAGCTTCCGCAATTGAGCCCTGGGTCATCGAATGCCTCGGCAGTGACCTCCCTCAGAAGTGCTCGATGTTGCTCATCAGGCTGGGCGTTGTTTGCCATTTCGCCTTCTATTTGAGACTTCCTGGAGATGCGGCGATAGATGTTCGCTGCCCACCAACTCAGATCCCAGGTTGCACATATCTTATATTTATTTATATCGAAATTGCGGGGTAAATCAGCAAGTGTCGCTTTCGTTGCCATTGCTTGCCCTGTAGCAGAGCCCTATTCAGGAACCGCGCCGGCCGGGTAGGGCGCCCGGTTTCGCCCCGTCGGGCTAGGCGCGGCAAAACGTTATGCCGACCTCTTGATCGGCGCTACATTCCAATCTTCATTGTGCATGCGCGCCGTTAGGTAAGCTGCCCACAGGCCGAGCGCGGCCTTTCTCTCGTCCCAATACGTGTACTGGTCGTAGATCCCCTCGACGCCAGCGAGCTTATGGTTGAGGCACATTTCGGAGATGTCGCGCGACACGCCTAGCTTGCGCATGTGGCTCTTCATCGTGCTCCGCAAGTCATGCGGCGTGAATCGCCGAATCTGCGGTTCATGATTGTTGATCCAGTAATCAATTGCTTCACGTATCGCATCTTTCGATACATGCGTGTCGCCGTCGTGCCGATCGAGGCGATTGCTCAATCGAGCCGGCAGGATGTATTCCGACGTTCCGGCTAGGTCAACCAAGTGCTCAAACCACTCGATCACGCTCGGCGCGAGCGGAATGTCCATCGCCGGACCTGTCTTGCTCGCGGGGATATGCCAGCGAGCCTCGTCGAGGTGAAGGTTCGCGCGCAGCGACGTGTAGAGTTCACTGATGCGCACGCCCGTTGCGAGCGCGATTCGCACGGCGTAAAGATTCACGTCGCGCATGTTCGCATTCATGAGCACGTTGAGTTCTTCAGGCGTCAGCATCAGGCGCTGTCGCACCGGAGGCCGCTTGCCGATGATCGCCTCCAACACGATTCCGGCACACGGATTCGCGTCGATCAACCGCTTTCCGACCGCATGCTTGAATATGGCTTTAAGCACGCACCAGAGCGTGAATGCCTCGACCCACCCGAGCTTCGTGCGCTCGATTTCGGCAACCACGTCGGCTGCGCCAACGACACGCACCGACAGCGAGCCCATGCCTCGCTCAACACGAATGAGGTTGCGGCCGTAGCTTCGCTGTGTACTGTCTGCGAGCGTCACTAAGACCCGCTCGCGATAGTCCGCGATGAGTTGCCGCACACTCCAGTCTTTCCGCGCCTTCTCCTTGCGCTTCTCGACCGCGGGATTGGTGCCTTGCTGGACTTCGACGCGCTTCGCCGCAGCGAGCTTGCGTGCGGCGGTCAGCGTTAGATCCGGATAGTTGCCGAGCGTCAGCTCGTGCCGGCGTCCGCCATGGCTGAAACGCAACACCCAAGTTGCCGTGCCAGCGGCCGAGAGCGTGAACGTGAGCCCGGCACCGTCCGACTTTGCGACGGGCGAGCCGGCGCGCACGAGGTGCTTGAGCTCGATGTCTGAAAGTAGGTTTGTCTGGCGCTTTGCCAC